TGTCAGATCCGCCATTGGGGGTGCTCTGATAGGCCGCAAGCATGCGGCCAAAGAACGCCTCGTCAAGTTCTTGATCGGCACCGCCGGTGATAACGGTGGTAACCGCACCAGTGGATTGGACGCCGGCAATGGAGGTACCCAGCGTCATCAGTCCACCGACCGGGGTATTCCCAGCCTCCCCGGCCAAATCCGCCGTCACCTGGACCACTAGGGTGTTCCCAGGGCCGACAGTAGCGGGCGCCTGCGTCGTGAATGTCGCCGAGTCGCTGCGCACCACCTGGGTGCCCGCAGAAACTATCACCCCAGGCGTACCGGGGAACGTGACGGCGCCAGAGGCAGCAGTTGGTGATTTCGGGTAGACATTCTTCAGGGCCCCCCAGGCATAAAGGAACTCGCCAGAGGCTGTATAGGGGACGCCCTGCCTGGCGATCCAGTCGAGGTAGCCGTAGTTGAGGTGGGCCAACCCGGCGACAGCCTTGCCGGTGATCTGCAGGTTGGAGAAACGCAGCAGACCGTCGGCCGTCGGCAGGCCCGAGGTGATGTCCGAGGCCACGCGAGCGCGCAGGTCCGAGAGCGTAGGTCGCGGATATGGCATAAGTGGCTTGCTCCAGGCAAAAAAATACCCGCTCAAGGCGGGTTCGATAATCAGCGTTCGGTCAGGCCTGGTCCCAGACCCAGTTGTAATTGAGTGGGGGTGCCACAGAGCCGTCGCGATGCGTGATGGTAATGATGGCGTTGAGCTGGCTGCGGCCGGCAATGACAGTGGTCACGCTCACCCCCTGGGCCACCTGGTCATCAACGAGCCACTTCAGCGCCTCCTCGATATAAATTTTGGCGGTGTTGGCTACGGCAGGGGTAAGTTTGGACCGATCCAACAACCACAGCCGGGAGCCGATCGGTACATCCTCGCCAGCATCCCCCCACCAACCCCGGCGATCACTCCCGCCATCCGGTGGGATGTCATCGTCATCGGCAAGGCGATCGGTAAACAAACTGATCAGCACGGCGCTGGCCAGGTCGCTGCCGCTCGCCAGGGCGCCTCCACTGATCGACCAGTCTCCGTTGCCGGTACTCGCGATCCAGGTGGTGGTGATATCGGTCATTGTTGAGGTGTCGGCGTGGTGGTGCCGCTCCCGTTGTTGTGCTCGTTGAAGATCACCCGGTCTGCGGCCATGGTCCGGACTGAGTCTTTGACATTGCCGCCGGCCTCGATGTCTCCGCTGACGCGCAACACAGGGGTATTCATCTGCACAGCTGTCGCGGCGTTGATCGTGACGGTGGTGGCGTTGTTTACGGTTACCGGCGAGCCCTTGGCCTCGATGACGATCCCGCCAGCCTGGGTCAGGTAGACCGACTTGCCCGCCAGGTCGTAGAGCATCGACTCACCCGCCAGCAGGTTGACCGGGCGGCTACCCTAGTGCCCGGTGGCCACGACAACCCCTTTGGATCGGTCGCCGCCCAGAAATACCACCAGTACGTCGGAACCATCAGGGGGCACAGAGGTAAAGCCAAACTCCGCTATGCGCGGGGTGCCGTCCCGGGTTTCCGAATCGTTGAGCTTCACCTGGAGCAGTTGGGCTGTTTTGCTGTCATTCGTAAAGGACACCCTCGCCCACCCAGCCAGAAGCTGTATACGGCGTTGGAGACCTTGAAGCATGCTCGACGTGTCAACTTTATTACCCATAATGCCCCTGTGGAACGTCGCCCCAGAGCGGGGTTAAGTTGATCGGTTGCGGCGCGAAAGCTTCAGGCGCCATCAAGGTGAGTTCGGCGGTTGTCCCGGAGTAGTCATTCCGCTGAAAAGTCACCTCGCTAATTAGAAGCAATGCATAGTCAAGCTTTAGTCGAGGAAGAGAAACCGGAACCAGTGTATTGGGCTCCCATAACGCGCCCGACAAGTCTCGCCAGCTATCAACAATAACTTTCACCACACGAGACCTGCCAAACCTCCTGGCCGACTCCCATACCGCACGCTTTTCGGCAATATCGAGCCCCATGCTGCCACTCTCTGAAATAATCACCATTCTCCGATGGCGCTTGCAATTTATATCCAACGCAGTGAACTTAAGATTCCCGCTTGTTCCGGCATCCATAAACAAATCAGTCGACTGCAAATACACATCATAAGTCGAGTAATTCAGATCAGCAGAATAATCTATATAGGCTCGCTGAACATTCATTCCCTCAGCAACACCACTATCCAGCTGTCGAGTTCCTACCCGGGATAAAAACAAGCTTCCATCAGGTAAGTCATAGGCCAGCACTGCCGAGAACCGGGACATGCGCTCGATGATGTCGAACGGGCTTTCTCCAAGCATGATGTTGGTTTGCGGAATGATAGGCAGCAAAAACGATGAAACGTTGGTGGCTACAGCAATCCCTTCCGGAACCCCGTTAGGCCTTGGCCCGTACACAGCAGCAAGCTTCTGTGCAACCTCTAGGACGGTCGCGTTACTGATTTGACCGCCGGCCCACTCCGCTGCGCAGTCAACGAGGTCCGAACATTTCGACCGGCCATTGATTTGAATGGAGTGATCGCTTGGTCCGATGGAGGGCACGTAATGGTCAATATAGCCAGTGACCACAGAATCATCGCCAAGTCGCACCTGACAAGCATCGCCTGGCGACAGAGCGATCTTGTCAAATTCCCCTGGGTGGAGTTCCGTCATGCCAATGCTGAAGTCGCTGGGCAGCCTTTCGATGCCGCGCGTAACGCGAATATCGGTCCACCCGGTGATAGTCAAGCCACCGGAGGTTATGGTTAGATCATCAGAAACCATGGAAAACCCGTAGAAGGTAGGTATGAAAAAACTCTTAATTCTTGGGGCTAGCTTTAGCTACAGCACGAAGAAACGCCAGCCAAACACCTGCGTCAAGCTGCGGACAAGGCATCAATATCGACCAGCGAATAAACAAAAGGACCTCGTAATGCGCTTACTACCCCTCGCCACAACTCTCATTGGCATGACTATCGCAACAGCAGCTTCCGCAGGGTGGTATGTCGATACGAAAGACGACATCTTCTCAGGCGGAAAAAGTGCATTTCTGGCGGGTGATATTGACACCTACCACTCACTAATATTCGACTGCGACTCAGATCATCTGACGATGGCTATCGTCCAAAAGATAGCGAAGAATGATTTGGAGACAGGGAGCTTCAGAATACTGATCAAGACTGGTCAAGAAGCAATACATGAATTTCAAGGAGAACTATCACAACGCAATGAAAAATACTCTCAGATAGCTACGACCGACGCAGATAAAGATGCACTCCTTAATATATTGAAGGGAATACGAGCTGCCAAGTCTAAAATTCAAGTCGGCGTGCAGCTCAAAGACTCTGATTTCAAATGGTCTGGAGTGGTTTCATCAGCGGGAGCTACAAAAGACGCTGACACATTTATGAGTGCTTGCAAGTTGAAGTGAATGCAAAAACGGTGCTTACCTTGAGAGTAGCGTCAGAACTACCATCAAGGCCGCACAGGATCACACAACCTAGGGGGCATTGACGCTGGCAATGCCCTTTCATTTGGCCAATGCACTTACCATCGTCGGCATAAAGGCCGGATGAACCGGGTTAGCCTGCTGGATCAGCTCGTCAGCCCGGGCGGAGTCTCGGTAGAGCCGATTGGCCATGGACAGGGCATTCATCGGAGCCCGGAAGGAAAACGTCTCCAGGCGTGGCAGCGTTGCACCGGCGGTGGTCAGATCGGTGACCACGGCCTGGCGCAGATCGATCAGTGCGTTATAGCTCTCGTCGTCACCGGCATCCCCTGCCACCAACAACTCCGCATCGATAAAGCCGGTCACCACCCCCATGGTGCTAATGGCCTCGTCGTAGGAAGTCGGCACGTAGGCAGCCACCACCTGTCCGATGGAGGCCAGGGCCGACCGGCGCAGCAGTGCACTGGTGGCATCCTGCGCAACCCCGCGAGCCACGCCGATAGCGCCACCGCCTGCGAATGTTGCCGGCGTATAGCTGGCCAGCGGCCCCAGCAGCGCGATGGCGTCACCTGGGTCAGCGATGCTGGCCACCAACGCATCCATAACGCCCTGCACGGCATCCGCGAAGGCGTTCCCGCTCGACGCATCCAGGTTCGCTGCGGCTCCCACCAGGGTATCCATGGCCATGTCGACGGCCACGCGATTGGTGGTGTTCTGGGCGATCAGGTCGGCCATGGTCGCGCTGGCGTTCCGAGCGTTCCTGCTGGTGGTCAGCGCGCTGCTGACGTTGCCGTTGGCATAACGCCCGAAGTCGCCAGTGAGCAGCGCACCCAGACTGGTGATGCTGCGCACGTCGTGGGTGATGCGACCGACCAGGACCTTGAAGTCTGCGATCACGCCAACAACCATTCCGACAATAGCCTTGCCGAACTTGATGACGCCCTCAACCGCATTGATCACCGCGGTGACGCCGCCGATCACCTTGCGAGCAAAGTCCAGCGCAGAAGACAGCCCGAGCGCTGCAGCCAGCTTGTCCAGCAGCGATCCGCTGTCCGAGGTAATGGTCGGAAAGACACGGTCACCAGACTCGATGAAACTGAAGCTGATCTCAAAGTATCGGCCCATGTCCCAGCGCTCGGTAACACCCAAGCCCCCATCTGGAACACTGACCTTCAGCGCGCCAAGGGTTGGGTGCACTAGGATTCCAGACCCTTTTTTCTCCGCAGCAGCGGCGAGGGNGCATCACGCTGTGCAAGGACGCTGCCGCCGCCATACACCAGACTGTTGCTGACCAGAAAGCCGCTCATGCGAATCCGGTGCGTCGAACGCCCCATGTCCTCGATGTAAGGCTTGTCGCGGCCTGGATACTCGTGCATGGCCAGGCGCCGGCCGAAACGCGCATCGCCACCATAGACGGCGAACGGCACGCCGCGGAACGACGCCTGATTGAGCATCTCAGTCCAGGTCCTGTTGGAGTCCTGGGCTATCTGAATGATGTCGGAAAGCAGGCTCATGCTATTGCTCCAACTCCGGAATAGGCGATGCGGCTCGAAGCCTGGACGTTGCCGTCAGCCTTGACCTTGGTTTTGACCCCCTCAGGGGCGTTCTTGTGCTCGATCTCGACCTTGACGGTGCCGCCAGGCGCTGCCTGAGCCGCACCCTGGGTGTAAGGCCCACTCGGGGCTTCCACGGGCGCGGCCATGCCGGCCTTGACCTTGCTGATGTAGTCACGAGTTTCTGCGGGCGCAGCACCCAGGGCAGTCATCGTTGGGCACACCCCAGTGCGTCAACCGGCAATCCTCGGGAATGTCTACCACATCGACACCGGCGCCTGGATGGGTGGCCACTTCACTTTGATCGACCTGGCCACGCTGCAATGCTTCCCGCCGATCAATCCGAAATTGAACTGGGACTGGGAGGAGCGCCCATGAAAACCATCATCACCATGATCCTGCTGCTAATCGTGGGCCAAGCTACCGCTGACGAGCAGCTCATCGACGTGCAGCACGACAGCGCCCGCGGCGTCACCTGTTGGATTGTGAACAACACCGGTATCAGCTGCTTGCCGGATGGCTCGTTTCAACACCCACAGAAGGCCACCCCCTCAACCGAGGCGGGGCGCGCCTCTCCGGCCAGCTCGGCGTCTGAAAACGGGCCTTTGCAGGCCACCCCAAACCCAGGTGATGAGAGGTTCCAGTTATGAGCCGCCGGAACGATACCAAGGGGCAGCGCCTGATCGAACTGTTCAACGCCCTGCAGCGCCGGGAAACCACGTTCGGCGAAATCTACGAAATGTCGGCGTCGTGCGGTGTAGACGCCCGCCGGGTGCTGGCCGACCACTTCGCCCGGCCGGCACAGTCGGTCGGCACGCTGGAGGCGTGATCATGGGCAAGCCGGTCCCCCCTGGAAGTGTCGCGACACTGTTCGCGAATTTCGAAAACGTGTCGCGACATGAAGGCAGGTAGATATGGCCAAGGTCATCGCTCAAATAACCGCTCGCCTGCCTCGTCTGATGGAGGCAGGTGAGTATAGGAAGTTGCGTTATGCTGGGGGGAAGCCAAGTTTGCAGCAATTGAAGAAGTGGATTGAGGAAGGCGAAATCGTGGGCGAGGTAAAAGGCGGAATGTATTTCGTTGACCTACAGGCCGCGATCATCGGATCTGAAGATCCGCTGCTTGCCCAAATGATGGATGTTGAAAGATGAGTCCCCGCCCCCGCTCGCCGATCAACAAGAAGCTGCCACCGAACCTTTACGCCAACGGTAAGTACTGGCGGTACAAGAACCCTATCACCGGCAAGATGACCAGCATCAATCGCTCACTGGAGGAAGCCATCAAGATGGCAAAGGCTGCGAACGCACGCCTGGCGCCACTGATGGCCGGTGACGGCGAGATGCTGACGATGATCACCGGCGAGAAGCTGCCAAATATGCGCACCCTGCTGGATCGGTTTGAAGCGGAATGGCTGCCAGATCGGAAGTACGCGGCCAGCACACTCGATGAAATCGGCTACAAGCTTGAGCGGTACCGCAAAGAGTTAGGTGATCTGCTGGTCGGTCAGCTCGATGTTCTGGCTGTGGCCGAGTACCTGGACCAATTCAGCAACAATGCCTATACCAAGCACCGCGGGCTGCTGGTGCAGGTGTTCGCCTTCGCCGTGGCCAAGGGCTTGGCCGAGAGGAATGTGGCCGAGCTGACGCTTGTGAAGAAGGAAGAAGAGAAGAAGCGGCAGCGCCACACCCTAGAGGGGCTGACGAAAATCATTGAAGCAGACACCACACCAGTTTGGCTCAAGCGGGCCATCAAGCTGGGCTTGGCCAGCCTGCAGCGTCGCGAAGATATCGTGACTTGGACGAAAGCATCGGTAGACCTGGAAAAGAACACAATCAGCGTGTCACCCGGAAAAACCGAGGGCTACGAAACGCCGATCCACCTGAAGATCGTCATGGGGAAATCGCTGCGCGAGGTGGTGGTGGAGTGCATGAAGTCACCGATCCTTTCGCCCTACCTGATCCACTACCGGCCGCGCGCCAGGCGGAAGGAGCAGGTCGATGCCAAGGCTCACTGGACCAGCGTCACCCCGGATTATCTGACCAAGGAGTTCAGGAAAGCCCGGGACGCCGCCAAGGCTTATGACCACATGCCAATCAGCGAGCGCCCCACGTTCCATGAAATCCGCGCTCTTGGGTCATGGCTTTATGAGCAGCAGAAGTTCCCGACCGAGTACGTTCAGGCGCTCATGGGTCACGCCGATGAAGAAATGACCAAGCACTACCAGGAAGGTCACGAAAAAAAGGGAATCGAATACGTCGAGGTAGGCGCCGGACTGGCGTTTTGAGGTGGGGTTTTGCAAAAGTTTTGCAAAAGTTTTGCAAATCTCAGAAAGCAAAAAGGGCCAACCTTTCGGTTGACCCCTCTAGACCGCCCAGCAGAGCGGATTTTGTTT